AATCGCAAAGGTAGGATAACCAAGGAGAATATCATGTTGGACGAAGAATATGCGGAGTTCCAGGGAGGAAATGGAGATATAGCCAAGAAAATTTCTTTAGTCAGTAATTTATATACTATTAGATTCAATTTTAACGATGACAAGGAAACTTTTGTGGAATGTATGTTCATGGATGACCACACGATATTCGCGCCTTACCATGCCTATGGTTTGTACGCTAACCAGGACAAGAAATTGCAATCGGTTTCCATATTCCCGGAACATCCAGGTTTCGGTGTGAAGACTTGCATAGAATTCGACCGTAATGATCTTATAATCACTAGGCCCGATAAACATAGAGATCTCTTAAAGATTTCAATAAAAGGCAAGGTGATGCAAGGTACTAAGAGCCTGTGGAATATGTGTCCTGAAAGGAAGACGATTGGAGAACTGAAAGGAAAATTCATGACTAAACGTATGATAAAAGGAGTACATAACGGGAAAAGTCTTACGGCTCTCGAAGGACCTTACCCAACAGAACTTTCTAAAGTTTCCTCTCTAGTGGTACGCTATGTAGACGATGATGGAACAGAATATTTGGATTCATTCCTCTCGTATTATACAGCGGAAAATGGCGGAGGCGAAGCTGGTGATTGTGGCTTTCCTTACATATGTGAGACAGGTTTAGATTCTTTCTTTATTGGTCTACACATGGCTCGCTTAGGGCATGATAGTCTTATCATCCCGATATATAAAGAGGACCGACAGGACACAGCTGACCTCCAGATGTTACCGCCAAATGTTGAAAAATACATCAATCCGATCTCTGAAGGAGAACAGATTAAAGGGGCAAAACGTTTAGGGGACTGGACTGGAAAGAGCTTTGGATCGCCACCTTATTCAGCGTTCAAGCACTTAGGTTTAGGTTTAGAACAGTACTTCGATCCTGAAGACCATTTTCTGCCAGCACCTTTGGGTATGAAAAATGTCAAGAAGAGGTTAGAAGTCACTTCTAATATCGGGAAGACGAAACACTTCTGGGCAGAGAAAATTACTAACCCACGTAAGAAATGGGCCAGGGATTTTTGTCCATGGGAGGGAACACCCAAGGTATGGGATCTTGAAACAGCCGTTTTTGGAAACCCTGCTTTGAATATACCTAGTATGGCTTCTCAGAGTAAGTTTGTGGGATATCCATACAACAAGACTAAGCACCAGTTAGTCGATTTTGAGAAGAAATTTCTGCACCAGGATGTTCGAGATCAAGTCGATGCAATCTGGAAACAAATAGGAGAGGACAATCAACCTTTCAAAGCCATAGCAGCTGTTATAGGAAAGGATGAGACCTTGCCGCCTGAGAAAGTTGAAGCAGGATTACCCAGAAATATTAATGCACATGATATAGCTGTGAATATTGTTCTCAGACGTCTTTTTGGTGATTTCATGGAACACATGATCACGCATTGGTCTCAAACACCCTGTGTAATAGGGTCTAATCCTAAAAGTGTTGATTGGAAGGTTATCTTCTCCAAAATAGCAAAACATCCAAATCTTTTTGATTTAGATATAAGCAAGCAAGAATCAACAACTACATCAATCTTCTCACAAGCTTTTCTCCATATGATTTTCGGAAAAGGCGATTACACGCCTATGGAGAAGCAGATGATGAGAAATATGTTAGTTTTCTTGGATGGTTTCTTGTTTGTATTTAATGGCGGTCTTTATGAAACACTTCGTGGTCACCCGTCGGGCCATCTTCTTACTACTCTTTTTAATTCTTTCATGGTTTGGTGTATGCTGAAACTCTGTTTCGAAGAAATAATGGACGGTTATGAACACATCTCTTTTAGAGAACATGTAGCTCTGCAAGTTCTCGGGGATGATTCTGCCGGATCAGCCAGTGATACAGTTGCCGATAAATTTAACATGATAACAATATGCAATATGTGTCGTGAAATGTTCGGAATAACAGTTACACCAGCCTCAAACAAAACGGGCG